ATTAGAACATGACAAGTTGACGCATCAAATAGATTAGAATAGTTCTAAAGTATTATTGAATGAGTGAGATAGATATTATAGAGAGATAAGTATAGAGAGATAAATATAGAGAGATAAGTATACTAAAAAGAAACACACTCAACCTGGAATTTTTTATGCGATATAAAGAACGGAAACAATAAGACGGTTAATTAAAAGAATAGACCATACTAAAAGATTTTTTTTTATTAGTATTGATAGTCTGGAATTATCGTTAGTAATATTTATTGAATAAACCTACAAAAAAAAAAGATTTTTGAAATATAGAGAGGGGGTACACCCCAGAAAATGGCGTGCGATATACATATCATTATACATGGGATTTGCTAACAGACACACACAGACACCCTGCACCAGTTATACAAACCTTTTCCAAAAATTATTTTTTAGTTGTTTTAAAAACCGAATATACTACATCTAGTATATGGATGATTTAGATAGTAATAGCTTTGATTGTATTGCTTTTATTGATGAGAAGAATAATAACTTAACAATAAAGTTTATTGGTATACCTAATAAACAAGCTGCAGAACTATTTACAGATTATGTCATGATGACATTAGGAGTTGATTACCATCCTTTAAGCGAGACCACTCGTTCCAAAATGATACATTAACAGATGAACATTAAGATTCCTTATACTCCTAGAAAACATCAGAACTATCTACATCAACAGATTAACAAACATAGATGGAGTGTGCTAGTTTGTCACAGAAGGTTTGGCAAAACAGTATGCATGATAAACCATCTTATTAAATCAGCATTAATGTGCAAACATAAGAATCCTAGATTTGCTTATATTGCACCCACCTTTAAACAAGCGAAGTCAATCGCTTGGGATTACATGAAACAGTTTACTGCAAAAATCCCAGCAACAAAGTTCAATGAAACAGAACTAAGAGTAGATCTGCCAAATGGTGCAAGAATAACATTACTAGGAGCTGAGAACTCAGATGGGTTAAGAGGTATATACCTGGATGGTTGTGTGATTGATGAATACGCAAACATTGAAGGAAAACTATTTGCAGAGATAATTAGACCAGCTCTATCTGACAGAAAAGGTTACTGTGTATTTATTGGTACACCTGCTGGAATGAACAATAACTTTTATGATCTATACCAACACGCTAATGGAGCAGATGATTGGTTTAACTATAAAGCTAAAGCAAGTGATACAAAGATTGTAGATCCAGAAGAATTAGAAAAAGCAAGAGAAGTTATGGGTGAGAAGAAGTACCTACAGGAATTTGAGTGTGATTGGATTGCCAACATTGAAGGTGCGATCTATGGAGATGAAGTCGCTAAGTTAGATGATAAGAATCAACTAGCTAGAGTTCCCTACGATCCTACTTTGCCTGTCTCAACTGCATGGGATCTCGGTGTCGCAGACCACAGTAGTATTATATTCTTTCAGCAAAAAGGAACAGCAATACAGATAATAGATTACCATGAAGAACGTGGTCATGGATTACCACACTATATTCAGTTGCTAAACGAAAAACCATACGTTTACAAGGAGCATTACGCACCACATGATATTGAAGTACAGGAGTTTGGCAATGGCAAGACTAGACGTGAGATAGCCTACCAATTAGGGGTGCGTTTCAAAGTTGTGCCGAAGCTACCAGTAGAGGAAGGAATCCACGCAGTAACTATGTTGCTCAACCGATGTTGGATAGATACAGACCATTGCAAAAGTTTAATAGATGCGTTAAGACATTACCATAGGAAGTACATCGACAAAAATAGAATGTTCAGATCGAAACCTGTACACGATTGGAGTAGTCATGCCTGCGATGCAATGAGGTATCTAGCAGTAGGGTTACAAGAATTAAATACTAGACAAAACGCTCCACAAAGTGTAGCAGATAATGATTATAGGATTATTTAATTATGGGATCAATTTTAAAACCAAAAATGCCAGAATTACCACCTGTGCAACCATTAGAAGAACCACCTTCAACAGAACTATCTGAAGCTGAACAAAAAAAATTAGACGCAGAGTTTGCTGCTAAAGAAAGAAAAAGAAAAGGTAGAAAATCAACAATCAAAACTTCTCCACTAATTGCTATGGAAGAAGCAGACGTAGAGAAGAAAACATTACTAGGATAATACTATGTTAGATAAAATTAAAAAAGCATTTAGCAAAACAAAAAAAGAAGTTAAGTCAGAATTTAAGAAGCAAGTAAACACTTCTATTGAGATTGCAAAAGAAGTTAAGTCAGAAGTTAAATCTGAAACTCAATCTGAAACTAAATCTTCTTTAACATTTGGAAAATAATTATGGGTAGCAATAATGCTTCTAGTGGTGGTGGATCAAATAGATATGAACCACCAAAAAAAAATATAGTTCAAAAAATTTTTGAAGCATCTCCAACAGTTAAAGTGGTTAAAGCTATTACTAAAAATATAAAAGAAACTAAACAAAAAAAAGATATGCAAACTGCTTTAGATTATGAGGGTGCTGCTTATAAAACTAAAAGAGGTAGCACTTATGTTACTAACGAAAGTGGTGGTAATGACAACAATAGTAATCAAGTTGTTCAAGCTCCAGTAGTTACAAAAGTTAATGGTCCAACAACAGCAGAAGTTTCTCAAGTTGTACCAGAAATTACATCAGAAGAAGCAAGAGCATCAGCAAATGAATTAATTTTAAAAAAAAGAAGAGGGAGAGGAAGATCTTTAAATATGTTGCAAACTTCATCACAAGGTTTAAGTAATGAAGGTTTAACTTTAAGTAATAAAACTTTATTAGGATAATATGCAAACAGATTTAGCAAAACAATTATTAAAAAGATTTGACAGATTAAAATCTAACAGACAGAATTGGGAAAGTCATTGGCAAGAAGTTGCAGACTATATGCAACCAAGAAAAGCTGATGTAACTAAAACAAGATCTAAAGGTGATAAAAGAACAGAACTTATTTTTGATAGTTCACCACTACAAGCAGTAGAGTTACTTGCTTCTTCACTTCATGGTATGTTAACGAACCCTTCTACAACTTGGTTCTCATTAAGATTTAAAGGTGGAGAATTTGAAGATAATGATGAAGCTAAAGCCTGGTTAGAAGATGCTACAGAAGTTATGTACACAGCTTTTAATAAGTCTAACTTCCAACAAGAAATATTTGAACTGTACCATGATCTAATTACATTTGGTACTGCAGCAATGTTTATTGAAGATGATGAAGAAGATACTTTAAAATTTTCTACAAGACATATTAATGAAATGTATATTTCAGAAAATGATAAAGGTAGAATAGATACTATCTTTAGAAAATTTAGATTAACAGCTAGAGCTGCAATACAAAAATTTGGTGCTAATGTTTCTGATAATATTGTAACTGTAAATAGAAAAGATCCATATGAAGAAATAGAAATACTTCACGCAATATATCCAAGATCTGATTTTAATCCTAAGAAACAAGATAAAGCTAATATGCCTTTTGAATCTGTTTACTTAGAAGCAGGAACAGGTGATGAATTATCTGTATCTGGATTTAAAGAATTTCCTTTTGTAGTACCAAGATACTTAAAAGCATCACACGAAATTTATGGTAGATCTCCAGCAATGACAGCTTTGCCAGACGTTAAGATGCTAAATGAAATGTCTAAGACTACAATCAAGTCTGCACAGAAACAAGTTGATCCACCTTTACTTGTTCCAGATGATGGATTTATTTTACCAGTAAGAACAGTTCCTGGTGGATTAAATTTCTACAGAGCAGGAACTAGAGATAGAATTGAAACTTTAAACATTGGTGCGAACACTCCATTAGGTTTAAATATGGAAGAGCAAAGAAGAGATTCAATTAGAAACGCTTTCTATGTAAACCAATTACAAATGCAGAATGGTCCACAAATGACAGCTACAGAAGTTATTCAACGTAATGAAGAGAAGATGAGATTACTTGGTCCAGTTCTTGGTAGACTTCAATCTGAATTATTAAAACCATTAATTGATAGAGCCTTTGCAATTATTTTAAGAAAAAATATGTTTAGACCTGCACCAGAAGAATTATCTGGTCAAGATATAGAAATTGAATATGTATCTCCACTAGCTAAAGCACAAAAGTCAAATGAACTACAATCTATTATGAGAGGTATAGAAATACTAGGATCACTTGCAAATGTTGCTCCAGTATTCGATCATGTTAATATGGATAAACTTGTTAAACATTTAATGGATGTTGTAGGTGTTCCACAAAAAGTTTTAAAATCTGCAAGTGAAGTTCAAGCTACCAGAGAAGAAAAACAACAACAAGAACAAGAAGCACAACAAATGGCACAGATGCAACAAGTAGCACAAGCTGGTGGACAAATAGCACCTTTGGCAAAAGCATTACCAGAAGAAGCACAAGCACTAGCTAATGCTGAAGTTGAAGAATAATAAAAAAACAAAAGGATAGATATGCAAGATGAGAAAGCAGTACACGCTTATATAAAAAAACTACAAGAAAATTATAAACATATTTTTACATCAGATGAAGGTAAGGAAGTTTTATCTGATTTAGAAAAAAGATGTCATTATCATTCTACTACCAATGTTAAAGGTGATAGTCATGAGAGTGCATATATGGAGGGTCAACGAAGCATCCTTCTATTTATTAAACAAATGCTTCAAACAAATAAGGATAAATAAATATGTCAGAAGAACAGACAACTCAAACAACTGAGCCTGTAGCAGAGACAACACAAACTACAGAACCAGTTGCACCAACTATAGCAACAACAAATAATTCAACACCTTCAACTTGGAAAGATTCAATTTCACAAGAGTTTAGAGAAGATCCAAACATTTCTAAATTTACTGAAATAGATGCGTTAGCTAAAAGTTATATCAACGCAACTAGAATGATTGGTCAAGATAAAGTTGCTGTACCAAATCAAAACTCAACAGATGATCAATGGAATGAAGTATATTCTAAATTAGGTAGACCAGAATCTCCAGATCAATATAAACTAGATGTAAAATCTGAAGTAGTTCCATTAGATGAAGGTACAATTAAATCGTTTGCAGAGAATGCTCACCAACTTGGTTTAAATAATAAACAGGCTCAAGGTATCTTGGAGTATTATAAAAACTCTATGGAAGGCTCTGCACAACAAGCACAAATTGATACAGAAACTGCACAAGCAAATGCAGAAGCTGAACTTCGAAAAGAATGGGGTAGATCTTTTGATGAAAATATTAAAAAAGCTGGAGCAGTTGCTAAAGCAAATATGAATCCAGAAATTTTAGATATGCAATTAAAAGATGGTACTCGTTTAGGAGATCATCCTGCAGTTATTAAAGGTTTTGCAAACATTGCTAATCTTATGTCTGAAGATAAAATGATTGGAACTGGAGAAGATAATTCAACATCTGGAAGAGACTACCAAAGTGAGATTAATTCTCTTGTTAATGATAAAGATGGTCCATATTGGAATAAAGCTCACCCAGAACATGACAAGGTAGTTCAACAAGTATTTACTTTGAGAACAATGATGAATGGATAAAGAAGAGATAAGATTAGAAATATTAAGAATGGTATTGGAAAGTGGATCAGAAAAAATAAAATCTGATCCCTTGCCAAGCTGTGAAAAATATTATACATGGGT